TTTATTGTTAATAATTTATTAACAATACTTTATTGTGTTGTGGTATACTATTAACAAAGGGAGGTTATGACCTATGAAAAAGAAGAATACCCGCAATGTTCTGTGGGAGTGTTTCGTTAACACTCTTAACGCACTCGATGAAGCGCTTTTCGATAACAAGGGTTTTGCGCTCGAGTGTTGTCCTGTTCTGGATGACAACCTGTCTATTTTCGCAAGCAATCGCTATAAGGACGTTGACGTATACGTTGAATACAACGACGTTTCACCCGAGTGGCGTCCTGAAGGAGATGAATGCGACAAAGAAGACGCAGACATTATGTACAAAGCCGGAAAGGTTTTCGTATGTATCACTAATCTCGTGACCTACGAACGTAAGACGTACTACTATGAACCCGGTACATGTAGACAAGACGGAGAGTTTCTCGCTCTTGTTGTTGATAGGGTAAAAGAGATGGCTGAAGAGCCCAAATTCGATGAAGATGGCGTAAGCGAATGTATTGAAGCTATAAGAAGCTACTACGGTTCTATTGCTAATACTTGATAATTATTATATAACGGCCTTACCTGAAAAGGTAGGGCCTTTTTTAATTGTTTACAAACATTTAATATTTTCAGCTGCTTTTTAAGTATAATAATAGTAGATAGGAGGACTTTATATGTATTACTGGACAGAGCTTAACGAACACGCAAAAGAGTACGATTTCAAAATCGAAAAGAAGCGCACAAGCGGCAAGAAAAAGAAAGAATGGAAAAGCCTTAAAGAGCAATGGGAAGAATACGAAAGTCTTAAATCGCTTAAAGAAGAAACCGAAAAGGAAGACAAGAAAGGTAGTAGATGGAGTTACAAGAGCAACGCTATTTTTACTCTTGATACTGAAGCTACAACAGTCTATATTACACCCGATAACAAGTGCCACAAGTGGGACTACGATATTTCAGACGAAACACTCGCTCGTTACGGATTTAACAAACAAGACAAAACAAAAACAAAGGAACAGAACAGAGCGGAAAACCGCAAGAATTTCTACGCAAGTTGTGAGAAAGTAGGTTTTGTATATATCTGGATGGTTAGCGTATGCGGTGACGTATACTATGGACGTTTCCTTGAAGAACTTACAGAATTTCTCCAGAACCTTGACGACTTTATGGGGAACGCAAAGAAGATTATATGGGTACAAAATTTACCCTATGATTTTCAATATCTGCAGGACTGCCTTACAGTATCAGACGTGTTTTGCAGAGAACCCCGTAAAGTTATGCGCTTCAGAGACGAAACCATTAACGCCGAATTTAGAGACAGCTATATACTGTGCAATATGTCCCTTGATAGTATGGGTAGCGTATACCACCTAGCTGAGCGCAAGGATACCGGTTCATTGGATTACTACACTATCCGCAACGGATATACAGAGTTAACCGATGAAGAACTGCACTACTGCGAACAGGATTGTAAAACCCTTGACGAATATATTAACAAGGTAGAGATTTCCGATTACGGCACGCCGTGGAATATCCCTATGACACAAACAGGAAAGGTACGCCGCTCTTTAAAAGAAGCTATTAAAGAAGAATTCGGGGACCGTGGATACAAGGTGTGGAAGAAGTACGTAAAAGAATGCGACCTCACTCCAGATATGTACCACACAGTCGCAAACGACGTCTTTATGGGCGGTTACACACACGCAAACAGCACGCTTGCCTTTACCGGAGAGCGTGACAGCGATAATAACCTTTTGGGCCGCGTTTTGAAGTTCGTACAGTCTTACGACCTTACAAGTGCTTACCCGTCCGTTATGTTCGCTATGAAGTTCCCGTATGGGCAACCTACTGAAGTGGACGTTTCATTATTGTCTGAAGATTACTTCAGCGAGAATGAATGTAAAGATTTTGCCTATGTTATTGACTTTACGCTTGAGGGTACAGAGCAAGGTAAATGGCATATGGTGAGAAGCAAAACACAAAACACTTATATATCAGCAAGTAAATGTAAAAGCTATGAAGGCGGCGTTATTGATAACGGCCGTATACTTACTAGCAATAAACTGAGGATGGTTACAACAGAGCAAGACTTTTTAACAATAAAAACAGTATACAACTACGATAAGATAGCCTTTAACTCGTGCAAGTGCTGGCAAAAGTTTTATATGCACGAAATCTTTATTAAAATTATACTTTTCTTTTACACTGAAAAGAACAAGTACAAGAATGTAGAAGGATTCGAAACACTTTACCAAAACCTGAAACAGAAATTAAACTCACTATATGGGCTATGCGTATATAAAGCCGTAGCGCCTGAAGTTATTTATGACGAAATAGAAGGCGTGTGGGATACAGCGCCTTTAACAGACGAAAAGACAAACTTAAACACACTCACGTCTTGGGGAGAAATGCACGTAAACTACGCGGAACGTGTCAATAAAGCAAATGAAAACCCGCTCTTGCCCGTTTTATGGGGTCCGTGGATTACAGCTTATGTACGCCGTATTTTGTGGCGTTGTATTGGCGGTTATTATGACGATAATGGCGTATGGGTAGAGGGCATAGATAAGTACGTAGTCTATTGCGATACAGACAGTATTAAAGTTCTGGAAAACGCTCCAAAAGACGTTATCAATAAACATAACGAATGGATACAAAAGCTAGTTAAAGAACAATGCGAACGTATCGGAATTGCTTACGATGATACAGTTAACACGCTTGGTACTTTTGACTACGAAACCAAAAAGCTTGACGGTGGTTGTTACACACTTTTTACGACATTGGGAGCAAAAAAATACTGCTATGTCGAAACGAAACAGGGAAAAAGCAAACTGAAGATGACGCTATCCGGCGTTCGTAAGTCTGCAGTAAACACACTAAATAGCATTGAAGATTTTAAACCTTCCCACGTTTTCAATGAGTTCGAAAGCGGGCGCTTGATTCGTTTTTATAATGACTATCAACCTACGATAGACGTAGAAGACGAACAAGGGCACGTACAACACGTAAACCAACAGCACGGCATTTGCCTTATGCCTACAACCTATAAGCTAGGATTAAGCACAGATTATCAAGAAGCTATCGAATTTAAGGTAGACAGCATAGACAACGTAGACGAGTGCTTTTACGACGACAGTACCTATTTCGATTGCGTGCATTTCGAAGATTAACAAAATATTAACAATTATATCTATTATACGTAGTATAATAGATATATACAAGATAGGAGGATTATACATATGTTCGTTTACAAAGGTACAGTAAAGAACGCCGGGGAGATTATCGTAGAAATCGACGCCCGTGGCGGCGTCCATCTGAAACGTGACGAATACGCGAAAAGCGCTCTTCGTTCTAATCCCTCGAGTTACTTCAGGGGAGAAAACCGTATAATAAAAGCTGCAGTCAAAGCATTCGAAAAGGAAAAGAAACGCCGTAAAATTGAGGCCGCTAAACGTGCGAAAGAAGCACGTAAAAAGAAACGCGCCGCAATGACACCGGAACAGAAAGCCGCCAAACTGAAAGAAGCAAGAGAAAAACGAGCAGCAAAACGCGCAGCAATGACACAGGCAGAGCTTGAATATGAAAAAGCCGCTAAACGTGTAAACGCTGCTTATTCTGCAGGATTGAAACGCGGACAAGTTGCTCTTGACTCCAGCGTTGTTGACATTTGGGCGTCAAACCCTGAAATGAAAACAATTAAAAATATTATCGACACAGGAAACCAAACAACAGGAAAGAAACGTAAAAAACTCGCAACAGACTTAACCAAGGCACAGGAAAGGAGTGAGGACGTTTTAGTATCTATATTATCTAAGACGGCAATGCACACTCTCGGTGGAAAGAAGCAGATGGAACGCGCTGAAGCAATGTTCTATCGATTCTGGAAAGGCTGGAGAAACCGGCAGATTGCCGCTAAAGATATCGACCCGAAACTCATTTGGGACGAAGTTATAGCGGAACTGAGCTCTCAAGGTGACGCGTGGTACAACTACCTCGATAGTAGCCAAGAGCGCGACGAAGTTTACGAGTGCCGTGTTCGTGGTATTTCGATTGACAAGCTCCACGAAATCCGCGTGGATAGCTGGAACACATATAAGAAAGCATGGGAGGATAAGGGATTATCTCTACCTGATACAGGATACCGTATAGCAAAGTCTGAAAAAGAACAGTACGACAAACTTAAAACGAAAGACCCTAGCATTCAGGGTAAAACAATGAACGAACTGTTAGCCGAAAAGAATTTACCTCCGGCTTTTACAGGAACACACGCTGAATTATCTCACATACCGGCTCCTAATGGCTGGACACTGCACGAAACAATTATGAACAATCTACGTAAACACGCTATAACCGTAAAAGGACACAAGAACACTCACAGAGTGCCGTAATGTTCCACGTGGAACATGAAAGGAGTAAAGTATGATTAACTTTGTAAAGGTAACCCCTTTAAAGGGGCAGTGCTATCAAGAAAGCAAACCTCTCCAGTGGTGTATGCGCAATTTTGATTCGTGGTGGATGATTCTGGACGCCACCACGGGCCGTCCGGTTGATATGTTTTGTCAATTCAACCCGGACGACGACTACAGTGTTTTCACAAAGGATATATGCGTTGAAAAAATGCAGAAACGGAACGACTTTAAAGTATCAATTGAGAGAATCCGCAACGAAACCGATTTCGCAAACATGCTTTATAAGCACGATGGAAAGAGGTACCGCTATTTCATTAAACGCCCTACAGGGGAAATTAAGGAGGTATAATATGCGTAATAATGAACGCTATACCCGCGAAATTCAGCGGCTCCGTGAAGAGAACGCTGAACTCAAAGAACTTTATGCAACGTATCAGGAACGTTGCGAACAGTTGGCCGTTTTGTTGAACGAATACGAAGAAGACTCGTACCGCGATAGACCACTAAACGGAGAGTGGAAACCAAGATACTACAACCAGGATGGTACTTACAGCGAATAATGGAAAGGAGGTGATACCAATGGATAATAAAGCGCTTTTGCTCGCTCTTAACGTTCTCATCAGTGATAAGGAACGTGAAATCGAAGACGCAAAGAATGACCTTGCAGACCAGAACGCTTTTGTTGAGCGTCTGCAGTATGAACTCGAGCAGTTGATTCAAAGCAAAACTGAAGCAGAAAATTCATAATTTATTAACAATTAAACTCAAAACCTATGATATAATAAGAATGTAAACAAAACAACAACAGCTCTATTATAGAGAGCGTCCTCCTTTCTACATAGAAAAGCCCCGGTTCTGCATGGCCGGGGCTTTTCTTTATGCTTTTGTAAAACCGATAGCAACAAAAGTAGTCGTGTGTACTTGTCCAGGTTGCGTTACTATAGTGCAAATGCCCGCAAAAGTATTGATAGTCAATGTATAAGAGTTGTCTGATTTTGACATGGTTATATTGTAGGTGTAACTCTCTGTCATACTAAGTAAACCACTGGGAGCGGGAACTGGATAACCAGAAATTGTGGTTGAACTTTCTAAATCTGGCAGTGTATCTCCTGTGTTTATAGGCTCTATCACTAAACCGTATACATTATCACGCCCTGAAGTGTAAAACTTACCCTGTACAACAACTATACGCCCGTATACTGTAACAAGTACACTACTTGCTTCTATTGTATTAGCATGACCGCCATCATACGATAGATTGCATCTAATACGTTTATATGCTAATTCAGAACCACCGCCTCCACCACCTGTGGGGATAGTAAATGCAAAGTGCATATTTTTCGCGGTGTCGGGGCCGTCTGTTGTAACTCTTGCCCCGGCTGTCGTTCCTGTTGTTGCTGTTGCGTCAACTGTACCGAAACCAGCTGCTGCGCCGGGAGCTCCATCACGGCCTGCGGGGCCTGTTGCACCGTCGCTACCGTCTACACCGTTCGTAACGTCTGCAGTAGTAGTTCCTGTCTTGTCTGTAATAGTAATACGTGCGCCGTCTTCTGTTGGCGTAACTTTTGCCGATGGACTGAAGCCATCTATGCCGTTTGTACCATTCGTTCCATCCGTTCCGTTTTTGACTTTTGCGGTGGTGGTTCCTGTTTTATCCGTAATCGTAATAGTTGCGCCTGTAGCTGTTTGTTTAACGTTTGCGGTAGGGCTATAACCATCGCTGCCCTTTTCGCCTTTAAGTTGGTTCAAGTCGAACGGTGTAGGTGTCGTAGTGCTTGTGGTCTTGCGCCAATTAAGCACTTTTTCTACGATATACGGATACCAAAGCTTGTCGCTTTCGCCACCGCCTCCGCCGCCTCCGGAGATATCTACCGTAACGTCTTCGCTACCATCATACGTTGCGTCAACGTCACCAGTGAATGTCAACTTGTGCGGGTTCTTTACACCGTTTATATAGATATTGTTAATAGCTGTAATGAGTTCGTTAACTTTATCACAAAGTCCAGCCACCCATTCCAGCCACGTGGGCCCTCCGTGGAAATAAAAGTTATTCATTGTTACTACCCTCCTTATCGTCGTAGTGCATAATTTCGGTCTGTGTAAATTTATCACCAAAACCTAAATTGTACACAAAAGGAACCGGCGGCTTGTCCGGTAAATCGCAATCAAAATACTCGATATCTTCCATTGTAATCACCATAAAAGACCGCAAAACAATCTGTTAAGCGTCTTATCCTTTACAAAATCTGTCTCGATACTTTCCAGTGCTTCTCTGTATCGTTTAATAACGTCTGCTTTAAATTCTGCAGTACCTTCTCTTGTACGCTGTTCTTTCGTCTTGTCGTTTCCTTTTGTAATATCGTTGCCTGTATTTTCGGTAGAGCTACCGTATTCCTGTGTGCTTGTTCCATTGTTTTTCGTGTCTCCGGTGTCTGCTACTGTCAAGCCGTGCTCGAGTGTTGTGGTGTCGTCTCCGGTTTCGTGTACGCTCTTACCGTACGTTACTTCAGTTGTTTCGTTTCCGCTTGTTTTTACGCTAAGCCCGTGCTCTGTTTTGTTGATATCCGTACCGCTTTCCACGTTAGTAGTAGAGCCGTTGCTTGTGCTATCTGTTAAAGAGGCGTCGCTTGCGTAGTTATCGTTAAAACCTTCAACTGAACCGGCGCTACCGCCTGTATCGGGGAACGCCCAATTCTTACCCGTTGTGTGTGTCTTTTTATCGTTGTCTGTTGTTACCGTAGTCAAGTCTGGAGTACGTGTGGTTGTATCGGTTCCACTGTTTGTCTGTGTTAAATCGGGCGTGCGTTTGTTCGTGTCTTTTCCGCTGTCTGTGGTTGTCAAGTCTGGGCTTCTTGTGGTTGTGTCTGTTCCTGTGTTTGCGTGTTTCAAGTTTACTGCGTTGGTAAAATCGTCTGTGCGCTTATCGCTTCCTTTGCGGCTTACAATAAGCCCGTGTGTTAATGTATTGCTATGGTCAACCGTAACGTCACCAGTAATAACCTCCCTATATGTAACGCTAGGGTCGATACCTTCAAGCAGTAGATTTACACTACGCTTTTGGACCCAATACGGCATTCTTTCGTTAAGTCTTGTGCGGAGATAGAAAAGGAACATGTCCACGGTTTCAAAACCGATATCATAATACATAAAGTGGTTAAGGAAAAGATTGTTAAAATATTCACGAGTATTAGCGTCGTCGCATTCGTAATCTTGCATTGCAATAGCTTTTACGTCAATACCACTATCGATAATAGTTTTAAGGTTTGTCGTATATCCGCTGTTAGTCGGCCACATTTTCGTCCACCTCTTTTTCTTTCTCTTCTTTGGGATACTGAATACTACCATCTGAAGTAGTCCCGTATCGTTGCGATACATCCTTCAGACGGCACTTATAGCTATAACCAAAAATTTTGTTAAAATCCTTTAAGCCGTCGTTAATAGCGTTCAATGTACTTTGACTGTTTACGTTGATATTTTCGTTGTTCGCGTTTACCTCTCCTACCAAAAGTCTTTCTTGCTTTTCTATTCCGGTATTATTCATACCAATAATAGTAAGCCCATTGTTACGTGCTCTTTCCCATTGATTCGCCAGACCGTCCAGATACATAGGCACGTGCAAGTCAAGTGCTTCCATACTGTCTTTAATATCCATAATATCTGTGTCTACTGGGATTACGTCGTCACCGTCCGAATACTTTTCGTACATTGTCTTTAATGACATAAGCTGTTCTCTGCTACCCTTTACAATGATAGGCACACCCATAGCTTTTGCGTTCTGTACGATAGCACGCTTAATATATGCCATCTCATTACAAATAGGGGCGAGTAGCTGAAAAATAGGCACGGGCTGATTACTGTTTCCGTCAAAACCTTGACGCAACATAGAACTGTATACGATTACACTGTTTGTCGTGTCAAGGTCAAGCGTTAGCCGTTCGTTCATTGTTATCAGTCTGTTTGTTGCAAATCTACCGTATATATCAAGACCTGGTCCGGGCATTGTCTGCCCGCAAATAGGACCGCCAATATCGGTTAATGTTACCATACCGTGTGCGAAAAGTTCAGAAAAGAAAAAACGCGGGTCGAATGTTTCTTCCAAAAGTTCCTGCTCTTCAGGTACATCGCTTAAAATCTCATATGCACTGCAGAACATCTGTTCGAACTCGTACATATAATTACGGCGCAATGTTTCCAGCGAGTTAAGAGACGCATAAGGTTTAAGACAACCTGTAAAGCTAGGTACTTTGGGTCGTTTAATGTTAGCCATATTATCCTCCTACAATAGCGTTATCCTGTGTATAGTCAAGCCAGCAAGTACCGGGCTTGTTCCAAAATCTTACTCCATTGTTAAATTGCTGTGCGATTGCTACTTTACTTTCAACCGGGATAGGGCCAGCTACGGGGCATTCTCCGGTTTGGATATATACCCATTTATCACGTGCGTGTGTGTTAGGCGTTCCGTAGGTGTTTACCTTGTATCCGTTTGCTGTAAAGTAGTTGTCGATAAGTTTAGCGTAAAAAGGTTTAATCTGATAGCAATATACGGAAATACGATACTGACCCAACGCATACATAATATTACCGTTTGCGGAACCGGAAATCGCATAAGGTTCGCGCATATGATTGTACATACCACGGATTGCAATAGCGTCGTCAAACACTCGATTTTTAGCTGCCACTGCTCTGTTAATTCCGAAATCTATCGCGCTACCGATTACCCCTCCTACCGTTGACGCGGTAGGTTTATTGTTGACTATGTTGACTAGATTATCGGCATTACCGCTCAAGAAATTCGCAAGACCACTTACCGTGTCCGTATAATAGTTCAAGTTCTGCTTTTGACGTTCAAGAGCTAAGGTCTGATAACCTGTTGCACCTACGGCGTTAGCATAGTTGCTATAACCATAGGAAGAGGTCGGAAAATCCGAAAGCATGACTCTGTTTAAGTAGTCTTTAACAAGTCCATTATGGTTTAATGGAATAGCCATAATTGTAGGATTGTCGCTAAGCTGACCAGTCAACGAAAAAGACGGCTTACGGTTTGCAAAATCTTCATAATAAAGCTCTGTATTCATATCGGAGTTATTGCTAAGCACCATATAGTTATACTCTTTATTATAAAGCTTGTTGTTTTTCGGTATATAAGTTTCACCATTAAAGGAAAAACCTGTAGGCTCTTTGATATCAACGGCTCCGCCCTGTTTGATAGGTGTGTTTTTGTTACCGCTTCCTTCTACTATATACTCTTCTACAAGCCATCTAGGTACATTTCTAAAAACACGGATACGGTTAATCTGCCCGTAGTTTTGGTATTTAGCGATAACTGTGTTTAAAAGAGATACCTGTGCGTCTTTAGGTGTTGTAGTATCCATTGGATATGCTACGTATAAAGTACCCTGATACAAACCGTGTACAATATTACCACCTGCGAAAACGGGCTCGGCACCTTTAATAAGCCAGCTACCGTAAGTATCGTCTGTGTTTTTAATTGTAAGTGTTTGTGGTTCCAATTCTGTTGCCGGAGTAAAAGAGCAAGATACTACGATATAGTTAGTCCAATCTCTTGTCGTTGCTCCGTCGTCGATAATCTGTGTTCCACTACGTACGATATAGTCGCCTGTTTCGATATCTTCAGTTACAAGGTTATGCCCTTTCGCGTCGTCTGTTACGTGTGTACGAATAATAAGACACTTAGAAATAGACATATCGAAAAGGTATGTTTGCATATCGTCAAGCGATAACTGCATATACGTAATACCATCGCTGTTAATCATAGGGTATCCACAATAAGCATAATACCACTTTGTACTGTAGTCGTTACGCCACATACAATATGTTATACCTTCGTAGTCATTCGGTTTTCCGGGTAGTTTAATTACTGCAGTACGTCCACTATCGCGTAGCGGGCGAATCCTGTCAACCTCTAAAACTTTATAACTGAAAAAATACTCGTATTGTTCCTGTGCTGTGTTAAAGTTCGGCACATTCCGTCCAGTTGCGTCAATCGTAGGCACGTTTAGAAAATATAAAGTTGTGCCGGGTGTGAACATAATACCACCTCCTACGTATATAATAATACATTGTTATTTTTTTGTCAATAAGAAAAGCCCCGGCTATTGTCGGGGCTAATCGTAAGTCGTTATGCCGTTACGGTTACTGTAGCCGTGCCGGTTTTGGTTCCGTCCTGACGGCTTTTTGCCGTGACGGTGATAGTGCTTGCGGTTTCCTTCGGGTCAACCACCAACAGACCATAAGGCGTGATATAGGTGTTATTGCTTGCGTTACCCTTAATAGAGTAGTCGCACGCTGCCCAGTATCCACCATTGCCGCTTGTTGCAACACTTGCAGTCATAAGGATACTATCTCCCTTACGTACAGACTTGCCTGCAGGTACCGTTACGTCGGTAATAGTCTTCAGCTCCGTGCAATATGCCACGGCGTTTGTGTACGTGGTAAAATTGTAGATAGCCGAGACTGTATATGCGTAGTTCCAAGTAAGAGCGAGGTAGTTGTAGTCATACGTAAGGCGGCGGAAATTGTCCATAATGAAGAACCAGTTACGGCGGTCGTATGCAACCATCTGAAGTCCGTTTTTCTCTGCACCGTTAAAGTTCGGGAGAGAGATAACATTGCCGAGAAAATCGGCGTCTTCCTTGTGGAACGCATAAGCGAGGTTAACAGAACTACGAGCACGTACCTTATTCAGTACGCAAATCTCCTGATTTTCAATATCGCAAAGGTTGTACAGACCAGCAAAATTATAGTCTGTGCTCTGCGTTTCCATATTAAGAGCGATTTCACGGGTGGTCGTATAGTTTTCGTTGATTTCGTCCTGCGTAGCAGTCGCAAAATCGTTAATCTTTACGCATTTAAGGTATCCGTTCTCATATGCAGTGCGGATAAGGTCAACAGACTGCAGATACTCTTTATTTTCCATACCGGCGTACATAGCGTCCATCCGGCGGGTTGCAATATCGTAGAGCTCTGCCCAATCGGTGAAAGCGAACTTCTCCTTTTCGGGGCTAATGCTCATAGGAATAGTCTGATATTCGAAATTCGTCTCATAGTAGAACGGGTGGATATTCTGCGGCTTATGCGTTTTCAGAACTTCACCCACGTAGTCTTCGTTACGGTCCCACTGACGAACCTCTCCGAGGTTTACGACAATTTCGGACGCAACGCCTCCTGCAGTCAAAGTGCCACGCTTTTTATCTGCAAGGCGGTTACGGGCTTCAGCATTCAGGATACGCTGATATGCAAGGCGTTCGAACAAAGTGCCAAAAAAGGAACTTGCGCGAGCGGGGAACTGAAAAAGCGCATTCAAAAAATTTGAAGCGTTTGCATTGCTAATGGGGGGAAAAGAAGCCGCCATAGCGGGGTCCATACCGGAAACAGCTACTTCAGCAAAAGCTTTGCCCGCTTCCATTTTCTGAGTGCGAGAAAGTGCCATATTACTTACCCTCCTTATAGGTTTCGTCGTCTGTAATACGGGCGATATCTTCGTCCGTATACATCTTCATGTCGTCGTCTTCCTTTACGGTCGTAACTTCCTTAACGTCTCCTTCAACAACGGCGGGCTTGAAAAGCGCGTCGATAATATCGGTACGCTTTACATAACCATCCAGATTCCCCGGGTGGTCGTCGTAGTTCTTACGGAGAGCGTCAATAGTTCCTGCCAGTTCACCGAGTGCTTCGTCGGGGAGCTTTTCGGTAATGGCACGCAGTGCGTTGTCGTACTCTTCTCTTGTCATCATTATACCTCCATAGATTTATAGGATACATTCAAGTCTTTTGCGAGTTGCCAAAACTTCATAGCGTCGCCTTGAGACATAGGCCCTATCGTAGCGGTTTGCATTTTGGTGGTTGTGCTCTTTTCATCTTCAGCAATAGGGGCTGTTCCGTAAGTACCCACATTATTTGCAAAACCTATATACGCGGTCGGGTCAATACCTCTACCGATAGAAGAGGCCCTCACTTCAAAGTGACAATGTGCAAAGGGAGGATTTGCAAGTGCTGCATTTCCAGTATTTCCCATAATGGCAATAACATCGCCGCTCTTTACTCTATCTCCAGCTCTCACCAAAAGCTTACTGCAGTGGCAAAAGTAAAGATAATTTACAAGGTCTGGAGTTTGGTTATTGTCAAGCTTTACGCATACATAATAGCCCCACTCCCACGTCTTATTGTTTTTGTTTTTTACAATTCTTGCGGTAATAACGGTACCGGTAATACTTTTACCTTTATAATAAGGGAACATAATATTATCGTCATCAATTCCCTCAATATCGATACCTCCATGCCAGATTTTTCCACCGCCACGGGTATAACCCCAACGGGAGTAATTATATCTCACGCGGTTCCGTCCCTTGAAAAGCATTTACACACCTCCATTTTTCTGAATAAGCTGCTGTAAGAGGCAGTTGTTGTTGTTGACGGCTTCCGTAACCTTTTCGATAGCGTTACGCATTTCCGTCATTTCTTCCTTATGGCTCTGCTGTTCCTTAAGCAAGATATAAAGCATAAGGAAACACATAGCACACGGAAAACCAACAGTGCCGATAAGAGTGGTAACAGCGTTTACGTCCATATATATATCACCTCCTACGTATATAATAATACATTGTTATTTTTTTGTCAATAGATACGCGTACATTAAGGGTATAAAAGAATTGTCTTTTTTCCCGCCGTAATGCCCGCTTGCGTACCAGTATGCTCCGTAGTAATTTTTGTAATCATCATCTATAGAGTGTATCCATCCTAGTTTAAAATCTGAAGCATTATGTCCATATAGTAAGTCGGTTGCTTCAGGGTAAGGGTTTTCTGTCTTTTCTGTAGTTGTAATATATTTATCGTGTACAATATCGGTAAGTATCTTGATTTTTCCGAAAAAATATTTTACAATGTCTATACTATCGGGGTTCGGTACTAGCACTAAATCACTATAAAAGTAAATGCTAGGAACGACACCTCCGTGTCCAGTTGTACCTAAATTGATAAAATAAGGCCCAGCGTCGTAAACATCTGAAATACAAAACGGAGGGCAGTAAGTTCCTTTTGGGTGTTTTACTGTCTGTCTGTGGTTGTGTTGATTTTTTACAATATCAACCTGTCCACTCTTTATATCAAAAATGTCGGTATTTTCATAAATAGAATCGGTTGCTTCCCATATACCGTATAAGTAAAAGTATGGGCTGTCGGGTATAACTCCGTTATACGGTGTATACGTAGGCCACGTTGTAGACCATCCGATAAATCTTTGCCCTGTTTCTGCAGTTGGTTGAACCGGCATATAATCTGTTCCGGGTGTTAATATCTCCGTATGTACATTGCCGAAATACCCGGTTCCATCGTTAAGGGCCATCTGCTGTACAATGCATTTTCCACCGCCTGCTGGAGTATCGTTGTTAATCCATCCAGTGGTAGACGCTATCCGCTCCAGCATTCCATCATCCCAGCTTATTAAAGTTATATATCCAACCAGTAAACCGATAAAGTCACCTTTTTTATAATCGCCTACTGTTATACCTGCGCCTGAAGACGCGCTGAAGCTAATCCACTTATTACCGTCTTCAAAATAATAAGTACCGCTACCTGACGCGCTTGTTACCTTGCAGTCAAACGGAGCGTATATAAAGTTGTCATACTTTCCGCCGGGTATAATTTCAAGCATAGAGTTCGTAGTTCCGCCCTCATAAGCCGGGTGAAAATACGCATAATACTTTTTAAGACTACTGTCAAACATTGACATCAATAAAACCCCCTCTTGAGCATTTTAAATGCCGCGCCTTTTGCGTTATTATCGGAAAAGTAAAGCTGCCCGAAATTAAACTGACGTACCATAGAGCCCCATATAGGAGACATACGCAATGCGTTAAAATTAAAAAATCCGGGCTCCTTATCTACTTCATCAACTGAATAACGCGGAACGTAATAGTTCGGTAGTCTTGTACTAATAAAGCCTGTCATATCATCACGCGGGTCAATCCAATAGCCGTATATACGCTTGTCTATCTGATATATTGCTACGCAATCGCAATACTTATTCGCCTTTCGTATGTTGTTTTTTGTTTCTGTCAAGCTTTCGTTACCAAAAACGTGCTCACCCAATCCAGACCCTTCAAGGGCTCGCCCAAGTTTACTCTTTTTATATTTTGTGGTTGCTTCAAACTCGGGGCAATGTTCAATAACAAACTCACTAGCTAGCCCTTCTTTTTGTGTCCAAAACCGTTCCCCGTTATAGTCATACCCTAACTCCAAAAAATAAGGGTTGTACATCTTTACATTATTCGCTGCCATAAATACGTGGAAATCATCGGCAAAGTTTCCGATTGATATAACGGCGTTTATAAGCTGTCTAAATTCGTCTGTAAGGTATCTGTCGTTAGGCAACTCGCTTGCAATAAACTCATCAAAAAAAAGGTTTTTTAAACCCGGAAAATCCGCGCCTTTTGTAGTAAGCTTTCCTAACTCGATAGCCCATCCAGCGTGTTTGCCTTTATAATAAAAACTGAAGAAATCTTTATTCTTTTTTACTGTCCAATCCTTCCAATACCGCTCCGGCTTTTTAGGATTGAACTTGCTAAAATATGTTGTCATATCCAATAACTGTGTACCGTGTCTACGTGTAAATAAAAACTTGTGTTCTCCGTCTGTGTTTAAAAAATCGTCTATCATATTGCACTCGATAGACCAAGTCTTACCAATACGTCTGCCTCCGTAGGTCATTCTGAAATACTTGTCATATGCAAGCAGAGGCTTTATAGAATAAAAACCATCAGTATCTAGGTAATCTTTTAATACTTTATTCATAATATACCTCCATATATTAAAAATAGGTAGAGTCGTTCCGGATTCTTCGGAATGTGCTTTAAGGCTCTCCACCTTTGAATCATCGCACTTACTCTACCTGTTATAATTATAACAAACTTATATTAAATTGTCAACCTGTAACCAAATTGTAATAATCTCAGACGAAAGGTTTGCTTTGAATTGAATAGAATGGAAATGGAATTGAATGGATACAATGGCATG